AAGGTCGCGGCCAGCATCATATGTGCCTTGGAATAGGATTACAGAACGGCTGCCAGACAAGCTGTTGCGGATAAAAACAATCTTTTCCGCGTCGTTTGGCGTAAGCTGAACATAAGCCGTTGCGCCCAAATCTCCGCCGTCAACAAACTCAATCCATTTGTTGCGGCCATCCGAGGTCGCGCCGTCGCTGATTGCCAGCGTATTCGGGGAACCAGACGTACCAGCCGAGGCCAGCGTCAGGGAAAGACATCCGTTGATCGCCTGATCCAGAATGTCAAAGTTAATGTTTGTGGTATCACCCCAAGTACCCGACTGTTCACCGGTAGCCGGTTTCTCGATACCGAGGTTAACTGTATAGGTGCTTGGCATCTCTTTATTCCTCTACGCCGCTACTCGCGTCCAATTAGCATTCTGTGCTGGCGACTCCTCAGACCACATTGGACTTTGACTTGGTGTTTCCTCACTATAACCCGGATTTTGGTTTGGAACAATCCGGCCATATACAAGTACCGTACCAGTCTCAGTTGTCGCACTCACTCCTGTTACATTAACGATAGCGTCTGAGTTTACTTCAACGCTACCAACTCTTCCGTTTGCTTGAACGCCCCCAACGTTGACGTTCTGATCCGTGGTAACTGCCACAGACCCAACTGCACCCGTTCCTGAAATTCCAGTAACTGGTACATTTGCATCGCCGTCAACCTCTGCTTGACCGACTTGGCCTGTTGCCGCAATGCCGATTGGGTAAACGTTAGCTGTTGCAATGATCGAAACAGAACCAACAGAACCCGTGGCCGCAATGCCTGTAACCGGAACGTTTGCCTCGGCATCGACACTAACTGTGCCTACCGCGCCAGTTCCAGCAACTCCCGTAACGTCAGCGTTTGCATCTGCGGTAACCGAAACAGAGCCCACGGCTCCTGTCGCAGTCAGTCCGGTTGGATAGACGTTTGCGTCGGCCTCAATGGCGACGGAACCGACTTGGCCAGTACCGGATACACCGGTCACGTCTATGTTGGCCTCGCCGATGACGCCGACAGAGCCAACTTGACCCGTGCCAGCAACCCCGGTGACAGATACGTTGGCCTCGGCAACTACCGTTACACTGCCAACACTACCCGTCGCTGCTATCCCGGTAACCGGTGCATTTGCTTCCGCAACAACCGTTACCGAGCCAACAGAACCCGTGAGTAGCGGGAAACCGCTCTGGGACCACGGGCCTTCGCCCCAACCAGAGCGGCCCCAGCCGCCGATTGGAACGACAACATCAGTCATTACGCTATCCGAATAATCGCATTACTTGCGTCTGCGGTTGGAAACACAATGGTGAAGTCGCCTGCGGTGGACGTTTTGTCCCCGCCAAAATCCAAAACAACTACCGCCGGATTAGATACCGAAATCGAAGTCGTGTTTGGAGTAGTGTTATAAATTAACGCGCCTCGAGCAGTAATGGTTGCAGTCGTGAAAGTCTCGTCTGCAAAATCAGTGAAAGCCGTCGTACCAGAAGTCGTTGGGTTTACGTTGGTCAAAGCCTGACCGCCCGCCGAATAACCGGTGCCGCTGGTTTCATTCGTTGCCGAATACGCAGTCGTCGACGCATCTAGCGTCGCGGCACTCGTATAAAGCGCAATGTTAAACGTGTCGCCCGTCGAGGCATCAAAGTCGTGTACACCATAAAGAAGCTCGTTCTTAAAGGATGTACACATGTAGTTTCCTGAGAAAGCCATGTCACAGTCTCCTTATCAGTTCAGCAAGCTCCTTGTGGCCTGCGTCGGTTAGCGCGTTGTACACAGTGGTTCTATCACTTTTTATCGCTTCGCGCATGTAAATTTCTAAAAGCTTTACAATTTGTTTGCGAAAGGCATGTGCCTGTGCCCGAATAGCAGGGTTCGCGTCATCACTAATAGAAATAATCTTATTAGCCGCACGTTCAGCGATTTCCTCTGGAGTAAACCCACGACCGCTGGTGGTGTGTACCTCCACCGTGAATCCGGGGTTTATATTCATATCTAATGCCGGAAAACTCATTGTTTCGGCCTCACAACCATACCAGTACGATATTCATCGGTAACTTCTTTGCTCTCACCGAACATTTTCAGACCGGTAATCGCTTCAGCAAACCGCTTTTCATACTGTTGCATTATATCCGGCTCGCCCTTCATAAAAATGTAAGCTTCGATCAAACTGCCATACAAAAGCGCCAATTGGGCGTTTTCACTCAGCCATGTCGTGCCGCTGCCGCCAGATTGCGTCAAACTCAGCGGACGGTAGAAGTAATGAAGCTCTACAGCGTAGTTTGCGTCCGGGGTGGGGCCCAAAATGAAGTTATCAATGTCAAAAACAGCGTAATACCGCGGATTTCCCGTCGTAGACGCGTTTGGATTGAAAGTTTGCACGAAATCGGGGTCTTTGAAGTCCAAAAACACCTGATTTGAGCTGGCATCTGTGAACGAAAGCGAAAACGGAGCCAAAAAGTCGCTCGGACAAGCTAAATACTTGTTTGAAGACGACATTACACCGCTCACATTCTTCCGAAACAGGCTTAACTGAACGTTTTTGAGGATACGCTCCTCTGCCTGCACAATAAAAATAGGAATATTGGCCACAAACGACGTTTCATCGTACTGTGTGTAGTCTTGAATGGCCTGCGTTAGCTGATCGTATGTAAAGCTCATGTCACCACCGTCACTTGGCCAACCTGACCGAACGCTTGGACCGGTCTCAGGTTAGGGGCTTCGACCAGAGGCACACCGACAAACACGTCAAGCGGCTCAACACGGTCAGGTCTTGCGTTCTCAAGGGCTTCTGGGTCCACAACCTTGCGGAACGGCCCCAATTGCGGATGTTTAGGCTCATATTCGTCCGGTCCCACAAGCGCACCAGTCCATTCCCGCTTCATCAAGCGGTATGGATAGCGGAACCCGGAACGATCCGAGATTGCCCATGAGTCTTTACCGGTAGCAAACTTCGCCATTTACCCCGCCCTATAATATTCGTACTTCGGAACGACGTTGAAGGACGACCGATCACGGTCTTCCGTCGCTGCGCGTTCAAACTCCTCCTCATACACCGCCTTTAGCATTTGAACACGGTTAGGTGCCCGCTTCAAAGCAATGTAATAGGCTAGACCCGCTGCTAAACAGGGGTAAAACCGAAACGGCAGGTCCATTGTGTTGGTATAGATGTCAGCATCATCCATGCGGGTAAGCGCATCGTAGATGATAACGTCTGTCGTATTCTCAGGAACAGGCCAAATCTTCAAATTCGGGGTCACTTGGCGGTCCAAAAAGAACTGGTTGGGACGCCCTTGTGTGGTTTTGTTCGGAATGTTGAGATAATCGTCACGGCTCAAGCGCAAAAGCGAGTAATCCGTGCCATCCCGACGGCAAACGACCGACAAGATGTCGATTACGTCGTTGCCGAGGTCGTATTCACCATCGCCAACAGCCAACGTTACCGTGCGCTGCTTGATTGTCCATTGGTTCAACCCGCGGTTAGCCCAATCCGCCAGCAACAGGTTGAGCGAACGCTTGGCAGTTTTGAGGTCGTAACCAGTACGAACCTCAAGACCACACCGCTCGAAGGCTTCTTCAACGTATTCGGCTACGTCTAGCTCAAAATCTTTGCTACCGGATGTCGTCATGACTTCTTAGTCCCCCGCTTTTTGGCAGTCTTAGCGGATTCCTTGAACGCTTTTGCAGTCGGCGCACCTTTGCTGCCGGGCTTGCGCATCTTTTCGCCAGACCCCGCTGCAATGCGTTTACGCTTTGCATGAATATTTGCGTACAAGCCCCGCTTTGCCATTACGCGTTCCTTACCGCACAGCTTTTTTTGCTGCCGCTCTTGCTAGAAGTGCGAACGGCACCGCCGTACTCCATCTTCTTGACCATGCCGCCGCCGCGCATTTTCTTAACCATGCCGCCGCCACGCATCTTTTTAGGTTTCATTGCCATCTTTCAGTCTCCTGTAAAGGCGCTCCCGCTTTTCGAATATTTCACGGGCGTTATACTGGCCATTATATGTATCATAATAGCCTTTTTTGTCGAGCTTGTCTGCCGCTTCCTGCAACTTAGACAAACGCTGAACAAAAATCATTGCGTATTCAGCATCAATTTGAGGTTCAAAGCCATGTTCGACTTCGTTCACGAACTCGCTTTCCTCGTCGTGCGGATGGAAACCCATAACCCAAATATCACGATCAATGAACATTCCGTCAGCAATAACGTCGTTCATCTCGTCTAAGTAGGTATGGAATAAATCAGGGTCTTCGTCGAACTTAAAGTCGACAATAATTGCAACATCAAAGTTGTCGTCGAACTGAGAAACCGTGTTGTACAGCGTTTGCTTGTTGGTTTCGTACTTGAACAGTACCGCTACACGGCCATCGGCCCAAGCTTGTCGTGCGTATGGGCAAGGAGGAAGGTTGTTAAAGTAAGGGTTTACCTTTTCCAAGACCGTGGAAGACCAGTCTACCAGCTCGTGATAAACTGCTTTTTCTACTTCGAGGGATGGTCTTAGGAAAGCAAGGCTCATTAAACTCCCCAGAATTTATGTACAAGCGGGGCAACTATAATGAGGACAGCCAAACCCCAAATTTTAATATCTAAGCGGTCTAGCGCAGATTTCTGCTCGCCAAGCTTTTCTTCAATGCGTTGATAACGCAAATTGCACTCAGCTTCGTGCTTTTCTAATTTCGCCAAGACGTCTTCTACTCGCATTTCTTCCTCACCAAGCTTTGCATGACCAGTAACGGGCGCTGAACTTGTCTTTAGCGGTGCCGCACGAATGACGCGCTCTAAAGTTTTTTCTACGTCCCGGTTGATCTTTTTTAATTGCCATGTTCGGATCGCCGAAACGAACCAACTTAACGTCACTGCCCTTTTTCGCCAGAACAGCACTTTTCTTTGACTTACCGGGTGTTCGCTTTGGTTTGTTGTATCCTGCAAAAGTTTCCCCCCGATAACTTAATCTGCCAGAAGGCAACCGCTTTACATCTTTGGTGGTCGCCATAACGTCGCCCTCTAGCTGTAAAAGATCGTCATCGCAGTGATGTTTGTGAGCGTAGCCACGTACAAATCATTCGTGAACAAACATCCGTCATCCGGAATGTTCACAGAGTGCGAGTCTGATGCCAAAAAGTCGATGTCGAGAACCGTCGCTCCGCCGTTGCCATCTGTCAACGTTAAACGACCCGCGCCCGCGCCTGTCAAAACCTGAATCTGACGAAGACGGTTGCGGCCTAGACTGGCCGCTCCTGTCCCAGTCAGACGTTTAGTTTTTACGTCTGAATTAGCCATTATTTGCTCTCCGCTTTCTTCGTTGTTTTCTTAGCAACTTTTTTGGGAGCGGCTTTTTTAACAGGTTTTTCTTCCCACGCCTCATTAACGTCAGGCGTCGAAGGATCATCAGCCTTCAACGTGCCGTCGTCATTACGTGCGCGAACTTTTTCGACCTTAATGCCGCGAGCTGCTAGTTCTTCTTCAGAAGGTGGCTGAAACCGATTGCTCATGTTTCACCTCCTTATGATGCCGCGATAGTGCCGCCAGTGTCAGAACGCTTCCAGTTGGTGCCGTCAGAGAACGCAAGAATTGCAGAACCTGCCGCGCCGTCAGAAACATACACAAGCGTACCCGCGCCTGCCGAAGAAGCAGAAGGTGCAGTCGCAACTGTATAGGTGGGAACTTTGATGTCACCAACAAAACCGTTGGTGGAGGTCACTGGACCAGAGAAAGTAGTCGAAGCCATTTTAATACCCCTTGCACAAGGTTTCGCTTCGCAGTCCGTGCAATGTCAGGTGGGCCGACCCCTGTCTGCAAAGCTAATGTTAAGCCCTATCGTGACTATAACTTAGCTTGAAACAAAAAGAAAGGGGCCTCTTACGAGGCCCCAAGTGCAGTCATCAGGGAGGTGGGCAATGAACAGCCCTAACCCCTTATACCACAGATTACGCCGCGCCGGGAGTACCAAATACGCAGCGCCAGTCGGAAACGCCGAAGCTGTAACGCTCACGC